AATCGGATTGGAAGAAGTATTACGGTTCTTGCCCAGAATTAAAAGAGGATTTAAAAAAATACGGTAAAGAGACTTTCAATAGAGAAATAATAAGTCTCCACACCACGAAGGGTAATTGTAACTTTGAAGAGACTAAGCAGTTATTCTTAAATAATGTCTTATCTGAGGCACTTGACGACGGCAGTCCAGCGTACTACAATAGCAACATCCTTGGACGCTACATGCGAAAAGATTATGGTAACTTTGGAAGACACCCTGAAAGCGACACATGACTGGGCAGTAGATCGTATACATACTCTTTGTGAAATTTCTACTTATAATGTTGTGGATACAATAGAAGATGCACATGCGATTAGATCCGAATTCTATGAGTGGTTGAATCCAGAAATCGAAGACCATGAAATCTATTCACTAGAATACTTAGGAGACACGGATGACTAACGGAGCATCAGACAGTTTCAAAAAAAGAATACTGGAAGAATGTAAGAAGTTGGCTGATGAAGGTCAGCATATCGAAGCAAGTCACTTGTTCAGGACTTATTTTCCAGAGTTTGGGTCAGCACTTCCTGACAGATTTGACACAGTGCAAGTTTAGTGTTATGCTACATAAACTTGTGCCGACAGAGATTTTATCTCTATGCGGATGCCGAGTTCAATCAATTTAATGCTTAATAAAATTATTGCTACAATTCTTGCAACAACTGGTGTAGCATGTGCTTATCCATCGATTTCTGAAATCAAAGCACCACCACAAGTTGCTATGGTAGATGTGAAAGTTGATAATGGTAAGGCAGTTCCTATTGAAGTCGTAGAAAAGTCTTGGAAGTGTCCTGGATGTAACAGCAACGAAAAGTACGTTCTAAAAAAACTCCAAGAGAGTACAAAAATCAGAGACCGTAATGCCCTTGCAACGATTATGGGCAATATTAAGTCAGAGTCTGGTTTCCGTCCTAATGTATGTGAGGGAGGTGCTATTGTCCCTTATGAGAAGTGTTATGCAGGAGGATATGGACTTATTCAATGGACTACTCATGCTAGGTATAGAGGTCTAGGTTCCTTCTGTAAAAAATATGGTTGCGATCCTAGTAGTCTTGAGGGACAGACTCGTTATATGATAAATGAGTCACATTTTCAAAAAGTTCTTCCTGAGTTTGAGGGTACTGGACAACCTGTTCATCAATACATGGTTCCATCTTATTATTGGTTAGGTTGGGGCATCAAAGGGTATCGTGAACAATACGCTTATAACTATTCTAAGAAACTGGTCTGGTCATGATTAAAAAAGCAATCAACAAACTGAAAAAAGTATTCATTCCTAAGAGTGAGTTCATCAAAGAAGAACCAAAAAAGGTTGAGAAACCTAGAGAGCAATATATTGGAGTGGTTGCCCCTATCGTTACTCCTTTTGATTCTTGGTTTTCTAAACCAGTAAAAACTGAGAAGGTTATTGCTCACGAAGAAAAGGTTGCTGAGGTTGTGAAGCAGAAAGAAGCAGAGCAACCAAAGTCTAAAGAACCTCAGAACATTCATCAACAAATGTATGAACGTGCTTCTAAGTATTGGGGCACTTGGAAGGAAGAAATCCAAAGTCCTGGTGGGTCTGAAAACTTTCAATCAGGACCTGGTGGTTGGAACTCTGGTACTGGAATGGGGCAGTTTAAATGAATGAAGACTGGCGTTATTCTGACGAACGAATGAAACTTCGTGAGCAAGCACTCAACCTATTGTTAAAGAGATTTGGTAGTGAGTTGCAAGAAAACGGAGAACCAGTATACTCTAATCAATCAATTTACGAGTGTGCCCACGACTGGGTATCGCAAGGAAATGTAAACACCTTTGGGTTGGTTAAATACTATCAAGCGTATTACACAGCATGAAAAAACTACTACTTGGTTTGATCGGATCATCTTTGCTTGCTATTCCCGCATTAGCAAACGAATCCAAACTTAAAAAAGGATTCTATAGTATGGAAGCTTTGGGTTGCATGATGTTACGAGAATGCACCGAAAATGTCCGACGAATCAAGAGTATCGACGATATTCGTAACGAGTTTTCTAGTTCTGATTTCGATCTTATCTCTGATGAATTTAATCAGATGCTACTATCCCTTGATAAAATCGGAGTTATGGTTTTTCTAGGACCAGAGAAGTATTTTCCTGTAGGACACCGTGGAGTTTATCACACTGTTAGCAATAACTTTTATCTGAATGATGCTTACATGCATCGTCCATCGGTCATTATGACTGTGATGCGTCATGAAGGTTGGCACGCTGCACAGGACTGTATGGCAGGTTCTATCAAGAACTCTATGATTGCTATTATTAAACCTGAAGAAGAGGTCCCACAAATTTGGCGTGATCTTGTGAAGAAGGTTTATCCTAAGTCTGCCGTGCCCTGGGAAGCAGAGGCAAAGTGGGCAGGTAAGACTGAAGGTATGACTGCCCAAGCACTGAAGGCATGTGCCGAAGGAAAGATGTGGGAAATATATACTCCTACACCACTAACAGAAAAGTGGTTGCGTGAGGAAGGTTTCATTACTAAATAACAGAGCCTTGCTCTTGTTAGATGTCAGAAGAAGTAAAAGAAGTTTCTAAAGAAGAAGAGAAAAAGAAAGGTTTATTTGGAAAAATAAAAGCAGCTGCTGATGACCATGAAGGTCAGTTGGAAGCAATCAGCACCATGGTTAGACTTGGTATTCTTGTTTGGTCTGGTGGTATTTTGACTCTTGCTTATATTAAACTCCCTGCTGCTCTCGGCATTCCTGAGCAAAAACTTGATCCTACTTTCATTGCGTCAGTCTTTACTGGAGTTCTCGCTACCTTCGGGGTACAAACAGCGAAGAAGTCTGGTGATGGAACAATGAAGATGGGTGGTGCTGGTGGAGTTTCCAAAGCAGACTTAGAGAAACTGATTGCTGCTGCAGCACAAACTGCACCCGCTCAAACCATTCGCATTGAGCAAGCACCTCTACAGATTGCAACTGCCGCACCTAAAAAAGACGGCGAACCCCCTGTAATGCCTACGGTATAGAACCATGATGCTACTCACTTTGTTTATTGTTGGTCACATGGAAATCGGCAACGGACTCTGCCGCACAGAAATGATGATTTATGATGAACCAGTTGCTATGGAATATTCTTGTAAATATTACTCTGAGTTGAAGGAATTGGATAAATTTATTAAGGGTATGTAAAACCATGGCACTCTGGCAGTCTAAGATTACCGAGGAAGTAACCGAGCAAGTTACCGAGCATGTACCGAGCAAGTCTAAATCGCCAATAAAGACTGTTTCATTGGCATTGTTTGCCGTTGTTGGCATTGCCCATGTCGGAATTCTTGGACATCTGTTAGATGCAGCAAGACCAAAATATCCTATCATTAACTTCCCTCAAGGTGATTATTCTTCTTATAAGGTAGAGGCAACTAGAGATGGATATAAAATTGAATACAAAGCAAACGATCCTGCTGTTTTGAATTCTGAAAGAACACTTCAAGTCGATCAAAAAAGAGGTGGATTGTTTGGTGGCGGCACTGAGAAGCGTAGGGAATATCGGACTGACGAATACACCATGGACGGCACTCGCAACATAGGAGGTGCCGTTGACGGCGAGGGAAAGTCCCTTGCCAAAAGCGAAGAGTGTATTCGGGCGGACGCTGGCGCACGGTCTCAGGGTGCAATGGCAGGAACTAGTATTGCTGCTGGTGCTCTCGTGCCCGCCTTAATCAACATTCCTTATATTGGATGGTTGTCTGCTGGTTGGATATCACTTCTTGGTGGTAGAGTTGGTTCCGATGTTGGTTCTAAGGTGGGAAAGATTTTCAATGACTGCTGAACCTAAACTTATCGAACATAAGTTTGAGTATCGATGGGGTGGTGAAGAGAACTGGTATACCAAGAGTAAGAAGTGGGCAAAGAAGCAAAAGTTTCCCATCAATCATCTTGCTCTAGGTTTTATTGAATGGCTTTGGACTATGTGGGTTCAGGGTAAAGTTGATATGGAGATGACTGATGTTGATAAGCAAGTCAATGAGATCATAAAAACTTGGGAAGAAGAAGATAAACAAAAACCAGTTGTTGAGACTAAACCATCAAAAGTAGAAGGACTTGATGATATTCGTATCAAAGATCCTTGGTTTGATGATGGAGACTGGAATGATACTTCTATCAATTATAGGAAGTGGCAATGAAAGATATAAATGATCCAGTATGGTCTGTAATTATTCTTTTATGCTGTGGATTAGCATTTACGGCATATTGTGTGATATATATCTTACGCCTATCATTTAAGGAACTAGAAGAAAATGTCCAAAAGTCCGAACAAGGGCAAGAAGGGGACTGTGAACAACAAAAAGCAGAACCAGGGCAACGCGACAGCAAAGAAAGCTAAAAACGGAGGCAAGAAAAAGTAATGGGAGCAATGACACCACCAAGCAGGAAGTCCTGCTATAATTTCCGAGTAGTGGAAATAAATAGGGTTGTAGACGGCGATACAATCGATGTCACTATTGACCTGGGTTTCGATCTTTATAAGAAAGAAAGGGTCAGAGTGGCAGGAGTCGATACGCCAGAAAAACGAACTAAGGACGACGAAGAGAAGGCTCTTGGCTACGACGCAACCCACTGGCTCGAAGAGAAACTCCATGGTGCTATCGCTGGTGATGATGACCTCGTTATTAGGACTGAGCTTGTTGGGGGTGTTGGTAAATACGGCAGACTCCTTGGATGGCTCTACATCGGAGATGCAGAAGTCTCTCTCAACGAACAAATGATTGAAGAGGGTTACGCCTGGTCATATGATGGTGGAACCAAACAGAAGAACTTTGAGGAACTCAAAGAGATTCGCAGAGCACACGGTACTTTAGTAGAGTAATCTAATGCAAAAACTAGTAAATGCAATAGCACTTCTATCAGGACTTGTATCACTCGGAGTTGTTGGGGGTGGAGCATATCTCTTCCTCAACAAAGATGTGTTGATCGAAAATGCCCGCAAAACAGCAATAGAAGAAGTCACCAAGACGGTAACGGAAGCACTTCCTGGTATGATTAGTGGCGCAATGCCTAGTATGCCAACTAAAACTGGTGGCATTATCAACACAAAACCTGCCATTCCAGGTTTATAATACTATACATACTAATAGTATTAGTATTTGAGCATGACATCAACTAGAAGAAAAAATAGAGATACTGAAGGAAAATTTTTCCTTTATGTATTTTTCTATCATCTTTATTCATCATTATTAAATCTTTTTAAGGATGATTGATGCCTGAAATAAGAGAAGTCCGAATCAGGAGTTTGGATATACCACCTACTCCTGAATGGGTGACTAGACACTCTGACGCAATACCACCTGTTGTTCCCGTAACCCAACAGATAGGAACACCTATTGTTAATCTCCCTGGTTGTGTGGAAGCACACTCTGATTCTGGGAAGAGTAAAACTCTTCCTCAGGAAGATTTAAATGGTGTGATGATTTATTGTGATGGTACAGTACCATCTTTTAGACCGATGGATTTTAGTGAAGAATCAATACCAACACCAACCGTAAAAACACCAGAATATAAACCTGAAGTTCCAAAAATACCAAACGTTCCTGATATACCAAAGCAAGAACCATCAACCGTTCAGATTAATTGTCCAACACCATCACAAGAGGCAAAAGAACCTGTTGGGACAATGATTGATGGGTTTAGAAAGAAAGTAACTGGATATAAACTCGTAGGGAATGAATGTATTCAGATTACGGAAAAAATTCCTATTCCTGAGCAGATAATAGCAGGTCTTCCTAGTCCTGGTGCAGTAATGACTACAGGTGGTATTGCTGTGGTTGCAACAGCATCTGCACTTGCGGCAAAACCATTAGCAGATATTCTACTCAAAGCTGTTAAACCAACAGTCAAGAAAGTTATGAAGAAACTTGCTAAAATCAGGGGGAAGGAAGTTGTGTTCTTATCTGTAGCGGAGCGCCGAGCGGAGCAGCGGGAGAGGAACCACGCGATAAAGGAACTTCGTTCTGCACTGAAACCGAAGGGATAGTGTGTTCATGTGGAGGAATGATACCGCCAGGGTTAGTAACAACCACATCCGCACACACTTTATAATATGGAGACTTGGGGTGGAAATAGATACCTTGCTTCTTCAACTCTCCACAATTCTTCAGTCTAGCAATCTCAAAGTCTAAACGCTTATTAGCAGTCAGTTGCTGTTGTAAGGCGATTTGAGTTGCTGCTGCTTCCTTACATTGTTCTTGGAGTTTCTTATCTAATGGTTTGCTCCAAGTAGCACTGACGCCGATTGAGAGGTTGTAGTTATCCTTTTGACCCGTTCTGGTGGGTACTTGGTAAAGAATGTTACCAGGGTTATCCAAAGAACCGTCGCCATCGAGGTCACGCATATCATATACAGGATCCATATAGTACGGTTCATATGGTTTCTGCATTGATCCTGCAGCAGTAGCAAATGGTGTTACATTTAGCGTTGGTCCCTGGCATTGGATTCCACCACCGTAGGTGTTGGTGATATATGGACCTTGTAATACTTGGATAGCCTGATTTGTAACTGAACCTGATGAATTAGCAACAGGGGAGGCAGTAGCACTAACACCGCCAACAGTTTCTGCCAGAGATGGAAGTGGGGATAAGAGTCCACAAGCGATTATTGAGTAAAGATACTTGTAGTGTCGGTTACGCTTGTAACCTCTGTTACTCTTTGAATAATCGTTTGATTGCTTAAACCAGGACCCTGATACGTTTCTGTGAACTGAAACGCTGCGCCTGGTGTTGTCTGTGCGAATGTTGGTCTGCTGTTGATGCCTGTCCATGATGAGGTCACTCCTTCTATAGTTACATTATTAGCACCTGTTCCTGGCGAAAGGTTTCCTGATGCTGTAATACCACTTCCTGTTACTGTATATTGATATCCAGTGTTATAGTCTATTGAATTTATAGTTTCCGTAACCGTGCTTGTTGTCTCTGTATGAGAAGTCATCGAGCCCTGTGTAAAATTTGGTACTACAGGAACTGCCCGTGAAATCGACGGGACAAGCGCATAGAACAAGCCCACACTTAGGGCACCGATGATACTTCTCTTCATTATCATGCTCCATTATTACTTGACAGTAATCTCCGTAACAAACTGTCCAGTTGCCGAAGTACCAGCACCACCAGCTGTTAAAGTCATTGCTCCTGCCGATGTAATCGTACCAGCAAGAGATCCAGCAGAACCAGCAGCAGTAGAAGTTTGGTTAGAAAAAGCACTAACAGCACCTACAGTAGGAGCAGTTGTAATTAAGGCATCACCTTGTGTATAAGATGCATTAAATGAGAATGCCTCGCCAGATGTTGCCTGTGATGCTGTAATTACACTGGTAGCACCAGTAAATCCATCATTCGTAATTGATAATGAGTTGCCAACAACACCTGCGGTGGTGCCATCTGTGGTACTTACATTATTACCAGATATTGACATACTATGACCAACTCTTTGAACATTGGTCGCTGCAGCATCTACAGTCAGTTGAACAGATGATGAGAGTTTATGAGTAAGATCGGCATGTGCAGGTGCCGCCATCAATAGCATTCCAAAAGCAATCAATGCTTTTTTCATTTTAGATTTTCAGGTATATAACTGTTTTTATTTATTGATATAAATATTGTGAATTAACTTTTAATTGAAATGACTGAACAACAAAATCATTTAACAAGCTTAATTGAGCAGAGAGATAATCTTGCATTAGATTTGGAAAAAATGGGAGCACAAACCGCAAGAGCCAGAGAGTTGTTTTTAAAGACACAAGGTGCAATTGAATATCTGGAAGCAGTCGGAGTCAAACTGCCGGAACCAGAAGTCACCGAAGAAGTGACGAAAGAAACACCAGCAGAAGAAGGTTGACGCTCTGACCAAAAGGCAGTATAATATCTGAGTCGAGAGGGAAAGGCACTGTCGCTCCTCTCACACCTAATGGGTAAGTAGCTCAGTGGATAGTAGCAACTGCCTTCTAAGCAGTCGGTCGGGGGTTCAAGTCCCTCCTTACCCGTTGGTTTCCTATATAGTTTAGAAAGAAACATTCTAACCCAATGGCGAAACCTTATAAACTGATGACCGAAGAGGAGAAATCCGCTTTTAATCAGTATTGTATTCAACGATGGCAGCAACGAAAACTTGATGCTGTTGAATACAAAGGTGGAAAATGCGAACACTGTGGATACAATAAGTATCCTGATGTGCTAGAATTCCACCATCTTGACCCAACAAAAAAAGAAGCATCTTGGAATAAGATACGTCTTTGGAGTTGGGAAAAGATAACAGGAGAGTTAGATAAGTGTTCTATGCTTTGTGCTAATTGCCATCGTGAAGAACACATCCGTCTCCGATCTTAGTTCTTCTTTCATTATGGACTCAATTAATCCAATAAAAGTTTTAATACTCATTGGAGAACTTGAAGGGTGTTATACCCACACCAAGAAATTGGGTTTTGAAGAGGACAATAAAATCCTTGATGAGATGAAGCAGAGGTATTATAAACTCTACTTCAAACTCTGTAAGGAACAGGGTATTAAACCCCTGTAATCCCCTGTGGCGCAGCGGTAGCGCAGTTGACTGTTAATCAATGGGTCGCAAGTTCGAATCTTGCCGGGGGAGTTGGTAGGCGATGTCTACCATACGAGTCGGGATCATCATATCCGACTCACCCGCCACTCTAGCTCAGCTGGATAGAGCAACGGTTTTGTAAACCGTAGGTCGTCGGTTCAAGTCCGACGAGTGGCTTGACGGAAATCAAATTCCGTCTTATAATCCCTTCCGTGTGAATGGAGTTGGGAGATTCGTCTCCCACCATTGCGGAGTTAGTTCAGCGGTAGAACGCTATCCTTCCAAGTTAGATGTCGTCGGTTCGATTCCGATACTCCGCTTCGGGAACCCGTATTCCCGTATTGTTGTAAAACTTTATAAATAACCAAGTGATGAAAGCCTCAACTACTCGCAAGTAGTCACGAAGTTAACAGAGACATGTCGAGTCTCTTCACATCCGCA